GTGGCTGGATTGGTAGCGGCGCAGGGCGCGGACCTGGTGACGTACTGGCACATGGGGCCAGGGGGTGAGCTCAATCCGGTGGTGCGGGCGGTGGCGGTTGGCGGGCCGTGGGTGCTGGTGGCGGCGAAGGTGGGAGTGGTGGGGCTGGTCTTGGTGGCGGCGCGGGCGGTGGCGCTGGCGGGACGACCGGGGCTTGGGAGTGGGCTGATTGCGACGGGGCTCCTGGTGGGGTTGGTCGGCGCATGGAGCAACGGCTAATGGAAGCGCTTGTGCTGGCCTGGGTGTTGATCGGGGTCACGTTGGCGGCGTTCGTGAAGGCGATTGAAGCGCTGGGGCTGCTGGACTGATGGACTTCTCCTGGGTCGGTGATCTGTTGACCGATCCGCACGCGCTCGTGCGTACGTTGCTCTTTGCGATGGTGGAGGGCATGGTCGCGGGTGCGGTTGCTGTTGCACTGACGGTGATGTACCGACGGTGAATACGAAAGGAAGGAGGTATGAAGGAATGAAGCTGTTTCGGATGCTGGCCGCGGTGAGCGGCCTTCTGGCGGCGCTTGTCGTGAGCGCCGTTGTCTTCGCAACGGACGTGGCGGTCGTTGACTACAGCACGGACATTGCAGCTGCAGTGGTCGGGCTGGTCGCGGGAGTCGCGGCGTCAATCGCGGCGGTGTTCGTCGTGGCGGGGCTGATCCGGGTCACATTCAAGGGTGCGCGGCTTGCGCTGAAAGCTCTTGGGATGATCCGGTAGGAGTGGAGACCGCCCCAGGGGCCGGTCAGACGCCGGTTCTCTCCACCCTGGGGCGGTCTCGACTCGCACTGGAAGGTGGGAGTAGGGGTGTCGCGGAAGCGGGTCGGATTGCTAGCGCTGCTGGTCGTGGTCGCGCTGGTGTTGCTGCCGCCGGGTCAGAAGGCGCGGGCTCTGGACTGGTCGATCGCGTACGACTCGGGGTACAAGACATACGAGGACAACGCGGGCGGCGAGTGGATATTGGGCGGAGTATGGGTTGGAGAGGATCAGTTCGCGTCGGCGTGGGTGGTGATCGAGGCGTCACCCGGGAGCACGTTTTCCTGGGTGGTGTGGTGGAAGTGCGGTTCGATCAACTACAGCCCGACGTTGGGTACGTTCAACGGTCAGACAGTGCGTCTGTACGGGCCGTGGATTGCGACCTATTCGAACGCGCCGAACCTGGGGTTGATCGGGACAAGCTCGCCACGATCGTGCGAGTTGCACCTGCGGTACGGCGCGGCGATGAAGGTCAGCTACCAGGTGTTCACGTTGACGCGGATCGACCCGACCGCGACTGTGCCTCCGGGCGGTGCGCCGGGTGCGACGAACCCGCCTTCTCCGTCGCCGTCGCCGTCAGGGCAGACACCGGAACCGACGACGACGCCGGGTCCGAACGCGAGCGGGAGCTATTGTGATCCGGCGTCGGGGCTGATTGGGCCGTGCTTTGAGGGGATGACGCCGGTTCCGACGATCTGCGTGGACTACATAGCGCCGGCTACACCGGGGCCGTGGAACGCGCCTGCGTGTGCGGGGCCGACGCCGAGTCCGACGCCGGTTCCACCGGCTTTTTGCGGGCCGAACTACACGGGAGCAGGGACGTTCGCGTTTACTGCAACGTCGCCGGCGTCGCAGGAGTCGTGTCGGTTGTGGTGGGGTTATCACCCGTACACGGACGGCACGATGACGGTGCAAGCGTCGGAGGTGTCGTTGACGGTGACGGGCTCGTCATCGGCGAAGTACCGGCGAATGTACGTGTACTGCGGTGCGGACCCGGACACGTGGAGTGGGCTGTCGTTGAAGGCAACGATGGTTTCGGTGTTCGTGAACAACGGGACGTTTACGGGGCTGTCGTTCAGCGGATCGTGGACGGGGAGTGAAGGCGGGACGTGTACGGCGAAACCGTACTACTTGCTGGTGGTCAACACGCTGAATGGAGCGGCATCGACGGGTACGGTCGATTGGGCGGGGACGATCACGGTTGGTGGGGCTCAGGCGGGAGCGACGCCGAGTCCGTCGCCGTCGTCGTCAAGTTCGGCAGGGCCGACGAGCTCGCCGGTAGGTACGGTCTGTCCGGCTGGGCAGCTTCCTGGTCCGGTCAGTGGGACGTGTAAGCCGGCGATCCCGTATCGGCCTGGTGCGTCGTGCAACGGACCGTGGCCGTCAGTGAACCCGCTCGATTACGCGATGTGGACGGGGTGTCTGCTGGGGCAGGTGAACGATGGGCTGGTGAACCTCGGCACGACGATCCTCAATGGGCTGACGGATCTTCTAGTGCCAGGCGCGGGGTTTGGTGAGTCGGCGGGGGCGTTCGTGGACGACATGAAGAGTCTTGCGCCGTTCGGGTACGTGTCTCAGGTCAACGATGCGTTGGCCGGCGCGATGGCAGGAGCGGCCGGCGATGAGTGGTCGCTGGCGTTTACGTTGCCGTGGTTTGCGCCGGAAGAGGGCGGGGGCACGCGGGAAGTGGAGATGGAGGTACCGACGGATATAGCGGATGGGCTGGCGCAGTTCCGGTGGGTCCTCGCGGCGCTGGTGTGGATCATGGGAGCGGTGGCGGTGCTGCGGGTGTTGATGCGGGCGGTCGGTGGCGGCGGGTCCGTGGAATGATCCTGGAGCGGCTGCTGGATCAGATGCTCGGGATGCTGTCGTCGCTGTTGCGCTCGGTGCTGCCGGCGGCGGGAGACTTGAACATTGAGATTTCCTCGGGGTGGCTGCTGGCCTATAACTGGTTGAACGGGTTTCTGCCGATCAGCGATGGGCTCGCGGTGGCAGGAATGATCCTGGGGGTGTACGTCTTGGTGTTCGCGGCGCGGCTGGTGCTGACGCTGTGGGACGCCGTGCCGTTCAAGGCGTCGTGATGGATCGAACGGCTGTTGTGGCGCATCAACGGGAGTCGGCGTGGTGGCTGCGTTGGGCGGTGCTGGGGCTGGTGGTCTGGTTGTGGGGGATGGTGCTGACGACGCAAGCGCGGCCGGTCACGATGTGGGTTGAGGGGCCGGCGTGTCACTTCGAGGGGTACGCGAACGATGTGGTGGTGCCGGTGTCCGTGGTCACGGAGGAGGAGCGGCGAGCGGCGGGCTGTCCGTCGGACATTGACGGCGATCCGAGCGAGTGATGGAGGGCAACCCGTTCGCGGGGGGGCTGTGGGGCGATCTGGGGGACTGGCTGGCGTCGGTGGCATGGGTGCTGCCGGTCGTGGGGGTCGTCGTAGTGGTGGTGGTCGTGGTGGTGTTCGCGGTGGGGTTTGTAGCCCGAGGCGGCGGGCAGTACGGGATCATCGAGGGGTACGTGGGGACGATCGGAGCAGGCAAGACGACGCTTGCGGTGCAGCACGCGCTCGAGCTCGCACGGGCGCGGAACGCGCTGCTGCTGTCGAACATTCCGGTGGTCTGCGGGAAGCTGTGCAAGGAAGGAGTGCATCGGCACGAGCACGAGCTGTTGCCGGTGAACGATGACGGGCTGGACCTTGGGGCACTGATGCGACGGGCGTTCGAGCTGCGGGACCAGGGGCGGGGTCTGGTGCTGCTGCTCGATGAGGTCGGGGTGATTATGCCGGCGCGGCTGTGGAAGCAGTTTCCGGTGGGGCTGATGTGGACGTTGCAGCAAAGCCGGAAGCTGGCGTGCGAGTGGGTGTGGACGGCGCAGGACGTGACGTTTGTCGATCTGCAACTGCGGACGCTGACGGCGGTCGTCCACTATGTGCGGGCGTATCCACCGCCGTCGATCTGGCGACGTGCGCGGGGTAAGCGTCCGTGGCTGATGATCGCTTCGGCCTTTGCGCCGAAGCCGAACGCGCACGAGCGGGTGGAGAAGCGGATTGCGCGGCGGGTGTTCCGGTATCGGCGGGCGTGGGAGGCGACGTTCGATACGGATGGGGTCGTGCTGCCGTCGAAGCATTTGCAGGGAGCAGGAGTGTTGCTGGATGCGGTGCTGGCGTCAGGGTTGAATGTGCAGGGTGCGGGCTCGACGTGGGGTGAGTCGGAGCGGGTGGTGGAAGTCAATAGTGAATCGGCGAACGAATCGGCGAACGGCGATGGTGACAGGGATTGGCGGGAGGCGTTCGCTGATGCTGAGTGAAGCAGGGGACGGGTGCTGCGAGTGTTGCGCCGAGGACTGCGATTGTGATGATGTGGACTGTGGGGTCGGGGACCTGTGTTGCGATGCGGAGGACTGTTCAGAGTGATGTACGGGCGGCTTAGCCGCCCGCTAACCGGAGGTGAGGGCGGACGGCCCTCCCGTCGTGCAATGGTCGCCGTGGGCGGCCCAGCGATCCCGTGAGGGATCGTGGTCTTGCACCGGGAGGGCCGTTCGTCGTGGTGGCTGCCGGTAGCGGGGCCCGGCACGGACCGCCGGAGCGAAGCCCGCCGGGCCGGGCCTGAGCGGACGGCAGGGGA